CTAAGGGTGCAGCTCTTAATCGGGGCTCGAGGGTTCAAATCCCTCTCTGTCCGCCACTAGTTATAAACAATCACAAACTTTTACCAACTTTTGCAAACATTGAGCCACGATTTTAACGTTATTTTAAAGCCTTTATACATAAAATTACAAACAATTATAAACAATAGCAAACTATTATTATCACAACTTTTTAGCTGACTTTTAGCTGATCGCCTCCAAAAAAGTAGCTAAAAATATAACAATAGTCAGCCAAAAGGACAGCTAAAATGCCTAAGCTTTCACGCCAACTAACGATCACGCAGTTTAAAAATCTAAAAGCAAAAGAGAAGCCATATTTTGTCAGCGACGGTGACAATCTATTAATCAAGATAATGCCAAACGGCACGAAGTTTTTTATATATGAGTTTCGAGAAAATGGCAAGCGTCACCGCTTAACGCTGGGCAAGTATGATGAAATGAGCCTAAGCGATGCAAGAGATAAAAGAAACGAATTAAGATCAAAACTCAATCAAGGCAAGAGCCTAACTCAAACAGCAGAAAAAACAAAATTTAAAGCAGTTTTTGAAGCGTGGTATAAAACAAAAGGGAAGTTGAGTGAGAAACAGCAGTTTTGGATAAAAAGGCGGTTTGAAACATTATTTTTGCCAAAATTTGGAGAGATGGGGATAAAAGAGATCACTAGAAAGGATATTATTGCCGCCCTTGCACCACTTCTTGGCGATGACAAGCAAGAAACGATACGAAAAACGCTAGGGGTGCTAAACGGCTTCTATAAATTTGCTCTTTTGCACGAGTACGTCGAGCATAATATCATCTCGGATATTGATAAAAGTGCGCTAATCGGCAAAAAAGATGTAAAACATTTTGCATACTTAAAAAACGATGATGAAATAAGAGCCGTATTAATGGCGATAAGAGAGTACTTTGGAGATATAAGAGTAAAAACGTGTGCGATATTTCAACTATATACCGCAGTAAGAGGGCAAAACGCCAGAAATGCTAAGTGGTCGCAGATAGATTTTGAAAATTGTCTTTGGCATATCCCAGCAGACGAGATGAAAACGGCAAAGCCTCACGAAGTGTTTTTGTCAAAAAGTGTTATAAATTTGCTAAAAACATATCGTGAGCGCCTGCCTTTAAAAAGTGAGTTAATTTTTCCGTCCGTAAAATCAAATGTGCGCCCAATTAGTGATAATACCATCCGTTCAATGCTTAGAAACCTAGGCTTTAATAACGATATGGTAACACCACACGGCTTTAGGGCTACATTTAGCACGATTGCAAACGAAAACATAGATAAGCACGGCTGCAATAGTGATGTTATCGAGCTTTGCCTCGCACACGTTGAGAGTAACAAGGTTAAAGACGCGTACAACCACGCCAAAAATCTAAAAGCAAGAGCTAAGCTTATGCAGTGGTGGAGTGATTATTTAGATAGCTTGGGCGGTTTTGCCTGATTTGTAGGCGGATATTGAGTTTTGAGAATAATAAATTATTTTTGAGTTTATCTTACTCGCCGTGATCTTGCCAGCTAGCACAAGGCGTCTTAAGCTGATAGGCGACGTTAGCCCTAGCTGTTTTAGGGCTTCATCGCGCGTAATAAATGTATCGCTCATTTCCTCTCCTTAATATAGTCTTTCAAATCTCGCAATGCGTGCCGTAAATAGCGGACGTCGCATTTAAATAAAAGAGCTTGTATTTGCTCGACTAAATTTATTTTTTCATTGTGTGCCTCGCAAAACGCCTCTAGGTTTGCAAGGGCGGCTAAGTGTTTTTCTCTTTCTGGACTACTCATTTAGTAACTCCTCCTTTAGTTTAAAACCTAAGCTATATGCAGGCTCCCAGCTAAGCGTATCGTGATTAGCTGCAAACTCTTCGTCCATCTCAGGTATAGTCTTTCTAAATAGGCATATAGAGTATCTTTTAAAGATGTAATCGTAAATATTAAAACACCACAAGACATCTCGTTCATTGATAAATTCTTTCTCTACTTCTTCTATGGGACGCAGGCTTTCATCGCTAAACCTGTAATACCCTTGCTCTATCTCTATAATCTCATAGGTAGTGACGTGTGGTGTATTTACATCCCCTATAAAAACAAGAATATCTCCTACTTTAAACTTAGTATCTTCGCTAGGCTTTATCCTGTATTCCTCTCTATCAAAATCCCAAGTATCTGTGCCTTTTTCAAACCAGCGTCGAAAAATGGTATCGTAGGCTTCCACAGGCTTGCCCTCTGCATAGGCTGTGATAAGCTTTATCTTTTCTTCTAGTGTTATCTTTTTCATTATCTCTCCCTTAATTTTTAGTGTTTTTATGTTCTGCATCTTCCCTAATATATGCATCAAAAAATAGTATTGCCATTGCCAACAACAAAGACAGCGCTATTACATGCACTCCTCGCCAAAGGATAATCCCGTCAGTGAGGTAGAAAAATGTGGTAAATATAAATGTTAAACTACCCATGATGCAAAGTATTGTTATGGCAAATATTATTAGCGGTGAGCTTTTGTCTAAATTCGCCAATGCATAGTAAATTTCTCTTAAAAAAATATTTCATTGTTGTCCTTTCAAATATTCTCAATGTAAAAATAAGCCAGCGTTTGGCTATCCTCTGCCTCTTTGCGATATTTTGTATCGCAACTTTTGTTTGAGATATACGCTATCTTGTCTTTATTCGCCGCGTAAAAATCAGCCAGTATCGGCGATAATCTTTGCCCTTTGCGTTCATTTGGTGCTAAGCGCAAATAAAGCAGATCGCACGCTAGCTGTGGAGCTGTCGTGCTAAAGCTCTTTTTGGCAATGCTCGCCTTGTTATCCAAAGCATTTATCTGAGTTTCTATCCGCCTTTTAAAGGCGTGATAGTGTCCAACTATCGGCGTCATCGCCTCTATTAGTTCATCAATAAATTTGCTCGCTTTTTTATTGATGAATAGTCCAAGCTTCTCGGTACTGTCCATTTGCAAGAAGCTATACGCCATTACAAAAATGGCTGCGTCTTTTAGTTCAGCCGTTGTCATTTAATCCCCTTATACTAAAACCCAAAGTGTAAAAAGGTCTAAATTTATGGATATGATCATCATAGGGGGCATACTCTTTGGTCATTTCGTCAATAGTTAGTCTGCCTACATCAAAGATAGACCATCTCCCCTGATGGCTGTCGTATACTTCAAAATACCACAAAACATCTCTTTCGTTAATAAATTCTTTTTCGCAGTATTCTATTGATCTAATTATTGTGTCATCTAATTCATACCCGTCTTTTAATATTTTGGTAATCTCGTATCTGTCAGGGACAGGGTAGCCTGCTTCACTTTTATATACTACGACATCTCCTAGTCTAAATATAGTTTTAAATTCTTTATTTGATTTAACTCTATATTTAAACCTGCTAAAGTCAAACTCTGGGCTAAGTAAATTTCCCCAAAACTCCTCAACAACGCTATTAATATTTGTATATTCAATATCCTCACCGTTGTCATAAGCTCGGATAACTTCAATTTTTTCTTTAGTTGTCATCGCTCCCTCCATTTAGGTTTTTGCCTTTTAATATTTGTAGCACGTCTTGCTTTGAAAATTTAGAGGCTGGACTTAGCTCAATTTTGCTAAGCCAGTAGCGGTCTAGTTTTTCGCCGTAGTATTTCACGGCTTTGTCAAAGCTCATACGAGGTGGCAGTCGCCCACATATTACAAAAACGCCGTTTTTCATTTGCATTTTTTCTTTTTCTCTTACAATCTTTTCGCCGTAAGTCATTATTTATTCCTTTCTTTATTGTGTTTTAAGTTTGTAGGATGCATAATTTGAGAATAAAAACACGCCTTGAATTTACTCCGCTGGAGTTTGAAATTCATATTTTATGCAATGCGTGTCCTAGAAATAGGTTTTACTCCGTTGGAGATTGAAAAAACATTGTTTTAAGTATTCTAAAGTGTTTCCTTGTAGGATTTGTAATTCATATTTTACTTAAGGCAGTGTTATTATTTTACCCTTATAGGGTTTTAGTGGGGAGAATTCCCCACCTTTTTTATTTTTTTTTGTTAAATTTTGTAAGTTTCTCAAAGATATTCGAACAAGTAGTATATTCTTCTTCAATTACGCCATCTTCAAGCCCAGCAAAATCATATATAGAAAAATAGAGGCACTCATAAGTTTGTATTTCATCACGAGAGATAGGCTTGTTTGTGATATATACTGCCTCGTCAAGATTTTCGCCGTCCCAAATTTCAGAGGCAATGATATACTTGTCGCCAAAAGGTATGCTATCTTCCATAGGGTTTAGTTTTGAGATATTTTTTGCGATGATTTCTTTTTCAATTTTTTTAATATTTTCATTCTCAAAAATATCAATAATCCCAAAATAATCTTTTAGCTCTTGTTTGATTTTATCTGCTCTTTCGCAGTGATCAAATTGTTTTTTTACTGCTGGCAGGTTTTCATCATTTTTAAAATTTGTATAAATAAATTCTTTCCAAAAGCCTTTTTTATTCTCTACGATTATCTCTGCCTCTGAAAAAATATGCCTATATTCTGGATTGTAAATAGGGATCATTTTATTTTTGCCACTAAGGGCAGTTAAATATAAAAATTTGTCGTCAAGATGAAAATTATACCCAGCTTTTTTTAATTTTTCTGCTATTTCATCTTTATATTTTGAAACTATTTGCGCTCCAGATAGCTGGGCATATATTCCAAACACATCACCATTGCTAGTTTTTGCTTGCACCTTTGCCTGATCCCAAAGTTTTTTAAAATCTTTCATAATTTTCTACCCCTTAATAAGAGGGGTTACACCCCTCTATTTAATCTATAAACTCATTTTCATAGCTAAAAAATACTTCATCGGCAAACTCGCCAACAGAGTAAAACTTATCATCGTCTGTAAATCTTACTGCTTTTACTTCATTTACGCCGTAAAACAAGCAATTATCATAACTTTGAAAGCCTACAATTTCGCCGCTTTCATTATACATAAATATCCCTGATGGGTTATCCCCTAAATTTACTATTTCGTCATTTTGCAACTTGATTTCTGATATTCCGTCATCGTAGAACTTTTTCATCTCTCATCCTTTTTTCTTTTTTATTTAAAGGTTAATTATCTTAACCTTTATGAGAGAATTATAATAAGTATCTTATTAAAGTAAGCTTAAAAATATAAAGATAATTAATTATTTTTTGTATTTTTATAAAGATTTTTAATTTTTTTACAAAAAATATATTAAGATAAGGCTTTTTTTAGCGTAGATTTAAGCAAGTGCCACTCTTCAAGCTCTGCTTTTAGGGCAATATTTTCACGTAGTAGCTCTATTGCAGCCGCTGTTTGATCGCTTATTTTGCCACTGCCAATAGTCGCCCTAAAACTTGCATCGCCCCAGCCTATCTTTTCGGCTAGCTCGCCATACGTGAAGTCATACTCTTTACAAAACGCCTTTACTTCATCTGCTGTCATTGTCTATCCTTTTTTAGGGCGATTTTATCAACTCGCCCCTTAAAATGGTATTTCATCGGTGCCGTCTATCTCGTCGCTATCTATATCTGGGTATTCAGGATATTGTGGCTCGCTATATTGCTGACGTTGAGGCTGTTTTTGCTGCTGTGGTTTCTTTGGCGCTCCTTGCTGATAGCCTTGATTGTTTTGTTTCGCGTCGCCTAACATTTCCATACTCTCAACGGCAATAGAGTGCTTTGAGCGATTTTGTCCGTTGTTATCTTGCCATTGCTCAAATTTTAAATATCCCTCAACGGCGAGCTTTGAGCCTTTGCCTAGATACTGGTTTGCTATCTCTGCACTCTTGCCAAAAAACGTGAGATCAATAAAGCATGTTTCTTCTCTTTTTTCGCCATTTAGTGCGTATTTGCGAGTGACGGCGATCGCAGTTTTGCCTATCGCTATTTGGCTTTGTGTGTATCTTAGCTCTATATCACGAGCCAAATGTCCTATCATTATTACTTTATTCATTGTTTTATCCTTTATGTAGTCGTGTTTTCAACTGTCAAATAAAACTTGACAGTTGGGTTATTTCATCTCTTTTAAGTAGTTTGCTTCGTGGTGGTTCTCGCTCATAAGCCGTTCAATAAAGGCAATATGGCTCAAAACTTCCTCGTTGTTTAGCTTTGTGTAGCTTAGGGGCTTACCCTCTTTGTCTTTTGGGTAGTCGGTATCAAGGCGTTTTAACACTTGCTTGAGTGTGTCAAACGCCAAATAAAAAGGGCGTATCGCTACGTGGAGCTCTCTAATCTCTAAATATCGCAACGCCCAAAGCTCTTTTAAAACGACGCCGTGCATAAAACGGCTAAATTCGTTTCTAATTCTCACACTCTAACCGCCCAACTAGAGCTTTCAGGGCGGATAAACTCGCTTGGCACGTCGTAGCCCATGTGTTCGCAGTAGCCCTTGTAATCAGGTTGTGCTTTGCGGTTGATCTTATACACGCTTAGCCCAAAGTGTGCCTGCTCTCTGCCGTCCGCTTTCTCAATAGCTTTGGCTTTTAGCTCGGCTATTTTTGCCTCTAGCTCACTTTTTTGTGCGTTTAGCTCGCTTAGTTCGCTTGCAAGCTCAAGCCACTCATTATTTGCCTCGTCATCTTGTAAGTATTGCGCCTCAAAAGCGTTCCAAGCATTTTTTAGCTCGTTGATTGCCTTTTTGTTTGGCAAAATCTCACAAGTGACTGCTTCTAGCTCAAAGTCATCATTTAGGTGTCCAACGGCAAAGATACACTTTTTCGCCTCGCTCACATATAGCTGGTGTTGCACTTGATAGTAGTATTTTTTGCTTGGCACGCCACACTCTTTTACTTGCTTATACTCAGCGTCGCTAAATTTTATCTCGCAGATAGTGTCCGCCATAATATCTAGCCCATCAAGGCTTGCCGAAAATCTTGGGTCATCGTCGCTTTGCATTACGACTGGAATAAAATCATAGTGCATTGTTTTATTTAGCCACGCTCTAAGATCAGGCTCGTAGTTTTTGCCATTTTTCATAGCTTGATTTTCAAAAACGGCTTTTTGTCCTTTCTTGATCTGAGCTAATACATAGGGCTTATTAAAGCCGACACCCATAACGTCGCCAGCCTCGCTAGCGTTAAACTTCGTCCTGCGATACTCTAGCCACTCAGGTGTGTTTTGCTCTAAATTTATAAACATTTATTATCCTTTCTTTATAAAATAATCGTCTCCGTCAGCATACGCCATAACTGCTCCTATGGCTGTATAGCTTTTTTCTAACTCTTTTTGTATCTTTGCTAAATTTAATATGATCGTTTCGTCTTTGCTTTGTGAAAGCTTTTTGTATCTCTCTTTGTAGTAGTCACGCTCTGCCTTTATCTGTGCGTATATAGGATCGCTTGGGCGTGGGCTACTCGCCTTTTCTAGCTCGTGCTTTAAAACAACTATCTTGTCATTATGCTGTTTTAGCTGGCTTTTGTAGCCGTTTATCTCTCTTTTGTGACGTTTTGCGTTATCGATCAAGACAGCGTTAAGGTCGGCTACTTTACTAACAAGGGATAAATTCTTTTGCCTGGTCTCTTTTGCAAGTGTTAGTTCGCTAAGTATTGTTTTTTCTAACTCTTGCTCCGCCCAAAGCCTAAAGTATTTAGCCTCTTTGCTTCTGATAAACATGCCAAGCTTAATAATGCCACGCAAAGTCCATTTAATGAGTGGGCGGTTGCGGTCGTTTTTAACTACGACAAAATGAATATCCTCGACGATTTCGTCAGCGTGCTCTCGCTTGTGATCTCTGATTGTCTTTTCGCTCACGCCGTAACGTTCTGCCACGTATTCAGAAGTAAAGGTTTTAAAATTTAGAATTTCAACTTGTGCTGGCTCTGTTTGGAATAATGACTGCATTTAATCCCCTTTGTTTGGATTTAAAATATTTATGCGGGAATTATATCAGTTTATAAAACATAAGTCAAGAGTTTTTATTGTGGATTAAAACAAAAAAAGCAAAAAGGTGTTTTGAATTAAAATTTTTAATAGCTGGAAATCCCAGCCATTAAACAATCATCGATTTTAAGGCATTTTGTAAGATTTTATAATTTTCAAGCTCTTTTTCAAGCTCGTAAATTTTTAAAACCATTTCGCACGCCTTTTCGACTTGCGGCGTTATTTTGCCAAGCGATAGCGCGGATCGCAAGCCGCCCTCGCTCATTCCTATCCTCTCCGCTAACTCTCTTTGAGTTATGCCTAGCTCTTTACATACACGCTTTACGATGTTATCGTCCATAGCCTCTTGCAAATCCTGCTCTTGCTTTTGGCGTTTTTTGTAGCCATTATAAGCTCTATTAGCCTTTGCTTCTTCGAGATCAGCCTTTATTTTGCCGATATTTGCCTCTTTCTCTAGTGTATCGAGCATTGTTTTTTCTATTTCATCATTCATTGTTTGTCCTTATTCGGTTTTTTATATTCTTCAACTAATGTTTTTAGGATTATTTCTATAGTTTCTTTATCTTTTGCCCCTTTTAGGAGTGTCTCCATAAAAACTATAAATTCATAATCCTTATAATTGCTATGTTCTCGTGCTTGCAAGATATTAAGTATAGTTTCTTTTGAAACTGGAGCAGGTTCGTTGTTGTCTATTTCTTGCTCGTTTAAAGAAACGTAATTGTCAGTCTCTGCTGGTAGTATTTCTCTTTTGATGTCTTGGTCACTTATCGGCTTTTTTTGTTCTTCTATTTTATTTAAAAGAGTTTCTACTGCATCAGTTAATATTCTAGTTCTGCTTGCCCCTATTTGTATCCGTGCCTCATTTATTCTATTGATAATTATTTGTTCGTCCTTATTTTTATAAAGGATAGTTATGGTCACTGCTAAAATAATAGCAAACATAAAAGCATCATCACCTGATCTATAAGAAAGCTTATCGAATATAAAAAGAGTAATAAAAAAAACTGCAATGTATTTTATAATCGCATACGCTACAAATTTAAAACTTATTAGCTCTTTAAAAAGAGTGTCTTGTAAAAAAATATCAGCTTTGTCGTAAAGATCAAGTTTTTGTAAAAACTCCTCTTTTTTTAAAGAATTTTCTTTTGGGATAAGCCACTCTTCTTCTTTTTTTAGTTTTTTATTGATATACCAACATCTAAGCAGCGCCATTTCTTATACCTTTAGACAAAATTTTCAAATTTTATTTAAAGATTTTTAAAATAAACTTTCTTTTTAAAATCGAGCTGGTGGCTCACTAGAAATAAGTAGCCGCTCTTTCTCTTTAATATACTCCATTAAAATTTTTCTTATGTGCATAGCCAAAGGGCGATACTCTTTTTGTGCGTCGTCCTTTAGTTTTGCTAGCGTTTCATCATCTAGTCTTATGCTTACGACATTGCTTTGTTTCTCTTTCATCGTTTTCTCCTTACGCCGTTTTCTTGCTTTCAGCTTTTATCTTTTCAAGCTTAGCTAGTAGCGCCGCTTTAGCCTTATCGTAAGGCACTTGCGAAAACGATTTAACCTTGTAATATGCTGTTAGTTTCTCTATGTCCGAGTGCGTAACCTCGCAAAGCTGGGTTAGGTCGCTTAATTGCTCTGGCGTCATATAAGCAACTTTGCCTTTTTGCCCCTCTTTTGGCTCATCGGTGTGCGTATTTGTAGCGTCGGCGTCTTTTGTGTCATCAATCGCAAATAAGCCGTTTAGCGCGTATTTTCTAGCATAGCTTGAAGCGGAGCCAGTTATTTGTGCCTCGTCCATACCTTTTTTTGTTTCGGCTTCTCTTGCATAGGCACTTACACTTATTTCGCCTTTTTCACATACAAATTTAGCCGTAGCCTTTACGTATATGCGGTTGGCTACAAGCATTATTTCATCACTTAGGAGCGTGCAAAAGCTATGTTTCGCTTCAAGCTCTTTTAGCGCCTCAAGTATATCCTCGCAAGAGCGGTATTTATACCCACCAAACTTATTTTCTTGTGCCTTAGGGGCTTTTAGCTCTGTTTGCACCTTATTTAATAGCTCTATTACTTCTTTATCCATTTTTTATCCTTTCTAATATTTTTTGAAATTCTCCCCAAGTCATATTTGGCTCGCCATAAAATTCAACAAGCCTCATCAGAATATAAGAGCGCATTACTTTCAGCCTCCTCTCGTAGTTTTTTCAGTGTTTGTTTGTAGGTCGTTGTATAGCTTAAGACTGCCTCATTGCTCATTTCAGCCTCAACGCATAGCACATAGACAAGTGCGGCGTAGGCGAAAAAGTCTTTTTTGCAATGCTCGATAAGCAGATCAACTATTTCACCGCTGTTTTCGCCAAGTGCATTTTTAAAGGTGTAGCGGTGGAGGTTATACACTGCCAAAATATCACTTATTAGCTCGTCGTATTCTTGCTCGAAATTTATATTTTTTACGTCGCTTTCGGCACGTGCTAAGTCATAGCTCAAACTCATCTTTAACTCCTTTTGATGCTTAAATAGGCGATGTTTTTTATCTCGCCGCCATTGCTGAAAATCACTCTAAAGAATTTAATTAGCTTTCTCATCTCTAACTCCTTTTTCTAATAGAAACCTTGCTCGCCACCGCCGTCTGAAGATGTTAAAAATTAATTTAGCTTGCAAAAGCAATTTTTAAAGGAAAGATTTTTATATGAAAAGTGTTAGGCTTTCGCCTACTCCAAGCAAGCAAGGCTTTTATTAGAAAAAGTAGTGTTTTTCGTTTTATTAATAACCCTGTGAAAAACTATCCTAAATCAGGGCTAATACCGAATAGCGACGTTTCGGCTCGCTATATCCGCTTCAGATTGAAACGTGATTGACCTGCAACTCGCAGGAGGCTCACTCTGTCAGCTTACGCTTGAAGCCTATCTACTTTTTGTTTCGATGAGAGAAGTATAGTATAACTATCCTTAAATTTATATAAAATAGAATAGTATAACTATACTTTTTAAAAATATATTTTGTGGTATAATTTTTGTTAAATTTTTAGGGGAGGGTTTTATGAAAAGGACATTATTTGTAATCTTAGCAGTTTGCCTATTGAGCCCTATGGGAAGCTTCGCCTACGGCAAAAGTGTAGGCGGGTATCATAAAAGAAACGGGACTTATGTTAGATCCTACCATAGAACAAATAGAGATCATACGCAAACCAATAATTACTCATCAAAAGGCAACTATAATCCATACACCGGCAAGAAAGGCACTAAAAGGCCTAAGTGGTAAAATTTAGGATTTAAATATGAAAAATATCGCTTTTATATGCCTTGTTGGGCTTTTGTTTTCAGGGTGTGTGTTTAATCCAAACAATAGGGATGTGGCCTTCATTGATAACAAGGCTTATTATATCCCGGTAGAGACAAAGCAGTTTATAGTAACGGACGACATAATACAACATCTTAATAGTGTCGGAGTAGATTGTGAAGTCGGGGATCTGATGTGGGTGTCTAAGTATGACGTTGATGAGCTGATACGATCAGAAAACGAGGATCTACTAAGAAAATATTTTTATGATAATTTAGCCGGTTGTTCTCGTCCTATGACGCAACAAGAACTGGAGTATTATATTCAAGCAATGCAGCGTAATAATCAGGTCAGGTATGGAGCATTAGACGCTATGCAAAGTTGGGCCAACGGGTTTAACCAAAGCGCAGCCCAACAAAACGATTATGCTAATCAGCTAAGAGAGATGAATTATAATTCGGCTCGCAGGATGGAGCAAAATCAGCAGGGATATTATTTTCAGCCACGACCACTATATTAAAACTTACTGCCTTTTCTCCACTCCCACGGCGGAGTAGGGTTGCTACTCTGCCAAAGCCCTCGCTTATTTTCACGTGCTGTTTTCTCTTGATTTATATATATTCTCGAGTATTTGACATAAGCCCAAGCGTAGCCATTTAGCACCATTTGAGCGTTTATGTCTTGCCCTTTATAGTGGATAATGCCTAGCGTGCGTTTATACCTGTCCTTGCCGTTTTCCTCGACTTCTACGACCTCGCCAGCTATCAAATTTGCCAAAAACTGCTTCGACTTTTTGCCGTATGGCTGCTTTAGTTCTGGTGCGTCGATACCGAACAATCTAATCTTAATTTGTTGTTTGCCTTGAAGTATCGTGATCGTGTCGCCGTCGTGAATAGAGACTACTTTACCGTTAAAGGCAAAGAGAGACGCATACAGCATTGCTAGCAATAAAATGCTTTTCATTTCTTTTCAATTCTTTTAATTTAATTTAATTTAAGATGGTAAAACTTCAAAATCGTTTTAGAAATTTTATAGTATAATTCTATCAAGATAACTCGTGATGGATTAGCGCTGCGGTCTTGGTAACAAGGTAGGCCTTGGCTTAGTATTCCGCATGCCCCTGGGGTTATCTATTTTGTTTTAGATTCTTTACGAAGCTACTGGGGCGCTTAACTATCTCATCCATAATAAATTCCACAAATTGCTCGGAATAGGTATAGTGTTCTTGTCTTCCTATCACGTGTTTGTATGCGAATTTTTTATTTTCCTTGACGTTATAAAAATTTATCACTAAATTTAAGACGAATTTATTAAATCCTTTTTGATAGTCTAGCACTATTTTTTTATTTTTAGCCTTGTTCCAACCGCCTCTATAACGTTATCATACGAATATTTGTGCGTATTGTACGGGTCTTTAAGCTCTTTGGCGATAACTATTTTGGAACTTGAATTTTTGTCTATACTGACCGAAAAATCAGCCTCTTTTTGATGCTTTGTTATGTATAACTTTTGTTCTAGGCGCATAACAAACCCGTCCGATTTTATTTCATTGCTAAGCACTTCTATACTGTTTGCTTGCTCTATCAGTTTTTGGGCAACTTCAGGCGAATATTTTAGCTTGATCTCCTCATTGCTAAGCGGCTTGTAGTTAAAAGACAAAACCAAAAAGTTATCCGCCAAATAATCGGTTATATTTACACTATGGAATTTACTTATTTCATTGACGTAATTTAGCACGCAAGCTTGAAATAGCGGAACGTATTTTGCTTCATAGTCCTCGTTTATAAAATGCGTGCTGGTATTTCTTAGCTGTATAATCTGTTCTAAATTTTTCCTTTTCCCCGTATTTTTATCTGTATAAACCCTACTGATAGCATCGTTTAGCGAAATACTCCTGTTCGTATCTTTGTAATAAATACTCTCGCCCCTCTTTAAAAGGAGGGATTTTAACATTAATTCCCAAGCATTGCAGATAAAAAAGCTAAAGCCCTCGACGCGGTATTTTATCGTCGGTTTGTTATAAATTTCTAGCGCTAATAGAAACGCCTCTATACTCTTTTCTACTAGCTGATTACCTTGATCTACCATTTTGTCCTCTTCCCTAAAATCTCTTTGAATTTATGGAGTAGCTACCGACTACGCGAGGGCTATCTTATGCCCTGATCGTCGAATACTAGCCCCTTATAAAACTTTATTTTTATGTTAATATCATTTGTTTTTTTATTCTTTTACTCCCTCACCCCTGTAATTTCGTTTTTGCGCCGTTAACCAAATTTTTCATCCATAATTTTTTCTGCATCATAATAGCTAAGCCTATCCTCAGAATAAAACATATACATATCACAATATTCGTTATGATAAAATTTCCCAATTTTTGTAACTTTGATTATGGGTAGATTAAATTTGGCACAAAGGCTGTTAAAATCAAGAGAGTTGGCTGTAGCTCTATGATTTATAAAAAAATAGCCATTTTTAACCAACTCGTTATATTTGTTTTTAAATTCTTTTTCTGTCATTTTATGCCCCTTTGTGGCTACCAAAACACCCTTACTTTATCCCATAATCCTCAAACGTTAACCCTTTATATACTTCGCAATGGACTTTTAAATTCGTTTAGAGTTTATTGCATAACAACCAACAACACGCCCTAAAATTTCGACATTTAACTCTTCCTCGATAATTATTGGCTCATAGTCCTTATTATCACTTATTAACGCCAATGTAGGACGTTTTTTTATTCTTTTTATAAAAATTTCGTTTTCATATTTGCAAACATAAATAGCGCCCTCTATTTGGTTTATGTCATCACAAAAAACAACCAAGTCACTTTCTTTAATAGTCGGCTCCATTGAGTTACCAAAACAAGGGACAATGCCTAACTTTGCGTGCGGGCTAACGTTAAACATAATTTTTAAATCGTTTGGATTAAAAGGTAGCAATTCAGGCTCGCCAAAATCGTCGTTTTCAGCGCCACGACCTGCAGAAACTACTCCGTCTTTATAAAACGGAACATAGACGGTATTGCTATTGTTTTCTCTATCTCCAGCTTCTTTATCTGGCGGGACGATCTGAAATAAGTCTTGTAAAATTAAGTCATTTGTTGGAATGCCTAATAGCTCGCACATTGCTTGTGCTTTTTCTATTTCGGGCTTGTTTTTGTCGTCTTTAAACCAAAATTTTATACCACTTTCTGATATTTCATACCCAGCTTTTGTAAGTATCTCTGCTAATTTTGCATAAGATATTTTCTTTTCCTTTAGAACTTTTTTTAATAGTGGTTTATTGAGTTTGTATTCCATGCTATCCTCCAAAGTAAAATGTATAGTAATTATATCCTTTTTTTAAAATAATTTATTATAGTAATACTATACTATTAATAACTCTTTAAGAATAGTATAGCTATACTTTCATTATGACAACTAAAAAATTTACACAAATATTAAGAAAACATTACAGTAAAGAGGTTTCTGTCAAGGGAATAAGGTATGGCTATTTTAGCCCTAAGAGAGAAAAAATAACAGCTATGTATGTCGAGGATGGCATAAAACCGACTTTTTGGGAGGAAGTAAAAAACGGCTGGTATAGAACTCAAAGGCTAAAAGAAAAATCTCAAAAGGCTAAAAAATGATAGCAGAAACAAGCATAAACGGCTACATAGCCAGCGCAGATAAACACGAGATACAAAAAATGAAGATAATGAAAGCACTTTTTAAATACCCAAATGGTGCGTCACGGCACATGTTGTCGGAAGAAACAGGGCTACCTACTGCGACCGTAAGCGCGAGAGTGAATAACCTTGTATTTTTGGGGCGCATAAAAGAGCGAGGCAAAGATAAATGCCCTATCACTGGAGTGACTGTTAAGTGGTGCTTTTTTAATGAAGCTCACCTTATAAACAAGGAGCTTATAAAATGCATAAAGGCGGCGAGCAATGCCTGACATTGAGTTTATGATCGCGTCTTTTGTGATCGGCATTATTCTATTTGAGCTTATTAATTACTTCAAATTTAGGCTGTGAGATGAAACTCTTAGCCTTAATAATTTGGATAATTTTGAGCTTTTTGGCGGTTTGCCTTTTTGCGTCGGCTGTGCTTGCTTGGCTGACGGTAGAGAAATTTAAGGGGAGGGGGTTTAAATGAGTATAAGAATAATGAGCCAAGTTTGGAATATGGAAATCGACGATAGCACTGCAAAACTAACACTTATGGCACTAGCTGACTTTTCAGATGATGAGGGGTATTGCTACCCTAGCTATGAAGTTTTGGCTAAGAAAATATCAAAATCAAAAAGAACAGCAATAAGAGCAGTTGAAAAGCTAACTGAACTTGGATTTTTACAAAAAGAAAAAAGAAAATTAAAAGACGGAACAAGCAGTGCAAATCTATACAAAATTTTAAGTGAAAACGATAGGGTGACACAGACGCACCCTAGGGTGACAAACGAAAAAGAGAGGGTGACAAGTATGACACTACCTAGTGACACATATGACACCCCTAGGGTGACAAGTATGTCACCGTGTAGTGACAAGGGTGTCACCCCTATTAATATAACCACCAATAGAACCGTCAGTAGAACCATCAAAGAACCGTCAATTAACCCCCTACCCCCTAAGGGCGTTTCACTACCTGACTTCATTGATCCAAATCTTTGGCAAGAATATCTAACCTACAAGAAAGAGCGACGAGAGAAACTAAGCTCTAAGGGTATCGAGATGAAATTTAGCGAGTGGGCTAAGTGGGCGAACGAGGGTATAGACGTCAATGCCTGCATACGTGAAGCTATGGCTAACGAGTGGCAAGGGGTGTTTAAGCCAAAGCCAACCTACGGCGCAAAAGCGACTAGTAGCACGCAAGGCGTAAGCGATGATAACCCTCACGGACTAAAACAAGGCACGCTAAACACAATGGCGGCATTTAGGGAGCTAGCTAGAGAAATGAGAAAAAACGGAAAAAGTGACTTGGTAGGAGATTTTCAATGACGATACAAGAATTTTACGGCGTATTTATGCCGACGGTAGAGTATTACGGAGCGAATTTGAGTAAAGCCGTGATCGCGCTTTATTTTGAGGACCTAATGGAATACAAGGCGAGCGAATTAGCCGCGGCACTAAAACTAGTCAGACAAACGCGAAAATATCCTACGATGCCTACGTCTGCGGAAATTTTAGAAGCGCTCAACGGAGATGAGGGAGACAAAGCACAAAAAGCGTTAGACGAGTTAGCTTACGCCATAAGACGCTACGGACCTTATCGTAGTGTTTGCTTTAAAGACGGCGCGATAATGTCGGTAGTGCGTGCTAGGGGTGGCTGGATAAAGGTTTGCAACCTAGAAGGGCAAGACTGGGAGAATTTTAAAAAATGGGACTTCGCCAAGCTTTATAAAATTTACGCGAAAACCCCACAAATTTGTCCTGATTATCTAATCGGCGAGAGTGAGGCGAATAACAGCTTTAACGGCGTAGGCGGAAACGAGCCAGTATATTTTATCGGCGGAGACAACGACGGCAAATTTATGGGCGGGGGTAAAATTAAAAGTCTA